TATATTCCATTACACCTTCTTCGTTTTGTTTCTTTTGGGTAAATAACACATAAGTGAATAAACCCTCTACGGTAATCATATTATCAATCATCTTCCCTAAAGTCTTAATCTTATAAGATGGATTTAGGTTATCTCCAGTATTCTCGGAGTGTGCTAATATAAATACTTTTAGATCTTCACGAGCATTCATAGCTTCTTTTAAAACAGAATAGAAATGCTGAGCCATTTGAGTAAATTTTTCATCAATTATGTTAATCTGTACTTTTGTACAATTCTTTATGTTTCCATAAAGTTCAGACTATATCTTAATTTTTATTTTTTAGGTCTTCTTTGACCTTTTGGTATTGTTAAAGCCTCGACAATTTCCCATTTATGTTTACATACACGATTAGTAACAAGAGAATATTCCATATTATAGAATTCTGTCCATTGTTTTAATGTTTTGTATTCTCCATTAATTTCAATTTGTCGACTAAAAGGATCTTTTTGTATTGCTTCTTCAAAGGATAAACTACTTCTATAAATTCGTTGATAAAGAGTTGTATATTTAATATCTAACTCTCTAGCCCAATCTTTTAATACCATTGTTTTCCCATTATAAGTAACAATATCATTAAAATCTTCTCGATTTTTACTTTGTGTAGTTCTATCTGCCCAAATACAATTTACTTTAGAATAATCACTAAGATTATCATTTCGTTCTAAAGTAAATCCTTGTGGACATTTTCCCATATCGAAATAAAATGTTTCAAAAGAATTTAACCATTCAGGACAAACCTGAATATTATTTTCTTTGTATTTTCCTTTTGTTGCTGACGGAGAATAACACCTGGATTTCATAGATTTCCATTGTTGATATTCCGGCAATTTGCTTTTTCCTTTGATTTTTTCCATATTGCTATTTTAATAAATTATAATTTACAAAGATAGCAAAGAAAAATAATAAAAATTCCAACCATTTCCAAAAAGATTATTAAATAATCTTAATGTACTCTCCTTCACGGAGATAGTCGTTGAACTTTCTTCCAATTTTAATTTGGAAGCTTAGCTGCGGATTGTCCAATTCTTTTTTATTTTACCATACCTTTCATGATTAATAAAAGCCATAATGTATATTACTATCATTATTTGGTTAAAAAGACTCTAAGGATATCCCCGTCAATTAGATTGGTAAGGACATGTAAATGCTATCCTTTCTCACTTGCTCTATCCATAGCTTCAAATGCCATTAAATACTGCGAATCATCTATAATAATTTGTTTGATGTGTGGCATTGCTACACTAATAACCTTTATAATTTGTCCGATCTTATCTACATTACTTGTATTATACAAGTTGCCATCAAATTTCTTTGATGTTGGATCTTGGACTAGAGGTCTATAATTTTTCTTGAAGTTTCTAATTGGTAGATTCTTCCCTGCCACATTTATAATAAATGTTCTATTTGGGTCTAAATTCCTTAAACTAGTTGATTTGCCAGACCCTGACTCACCAACGATTGCACCTAATTCTGCCAATGTAATACGTATTAAAATTGAAACATTGATTTATTGTCTTCATCATCTCCTTGTTGTGTATATTCTGCTTGAGGTTCGTAATTTAATCTAAGATAAGGTTCATAATCTCCGATTTCTTCAGGTTTAGGTAGTTCTCTAAACATACCTATTTCGCCATAAAAAGCTAAACCCTTATTAACATCTGCAACACCATAACGATTCTTCAAAACTTGTGCAAGTCTAAAGCGTTTCTTAAGAATATTCTGAATAGGATAACCTTCACATCGGGCTATCTTTTCTCTATAAGGATAATATAATGCTATAACTACTTCAGATGCATCAGTGGTACCCGAGGTATCCTTGAAATCATCTAATTGAATTAGTTCATATCCATTAGTTTTCCTATCCATTGACTTTGCATTTCTATTTAATTGTTGAACGAAGATACCAGTAATATAGCACTTATTTCTAAAATAAATAAAATAGTCAACGGTTAAATCAATTTTTTCTTTCTTACTTCCTGGACCAGATATCAGACCTACGTGGTCGATTGCTATTTCAAGAATTTCATCGGGATCGTCTGGGATATAATCCTCTCTATGTTCGTCAAGTTTAACGAACGTTCCATGTTTTTCAAGCCAACCTTTTGCGGTTGCATAGATTCCATTAGGAGGTAATGCCCTATCATAAATTGTTAAATGTTGTTCTAACTCTAAGAGCCAGTCCATCGATTTCTCAACAAGATCCTCATGTTTTTGAGAAATCGGTTTTGTGAGAGAAAGAATATCCTCGTAAGTTACTATTTCTCCAAATGTGTCATAAATATAAAGTGATAGAAGTTTTGCAAATAAGATGTCACTTGACATCTCAAAAGAATAGTATAGAATACTAACCTTTTTACTTCCTCTGTTTTTCAATAAGTTATATACAAACATATCAATTGCAAAAGAGGTTTTACCACCAGAAGTATCTGCTCCTATGGTATAAAGATATTTCTTTTGAATACCATATATGGTTAAGTCCATATCAGGTAATCCTATACTTACTCCAATATTTTTTCCTTCTTTACCTGCCTTTATATTTCTTATTAATTGTCTAACTCCCATTATAATAATTCACTGTTATTATAACCATTAACATTTCCACTATTTCTAATATACTCTATTTCCTCCCACTTACGAGATGAGATGAATTCTAAACATTATATTCTACTTAAGACGCAACTCTTAAATACGTTCTTTTATGAACTGCTATATATCACTATATAGATTAGACTATATCACCTTCCTTTTCTGGAAGTTCCCTGTTTCCAATACCATTAACTTGTATTGTACTCTCTTTCGAGATAGTCGTTGAACCTTTATTTACTATTTTATTAATATGTTGAATAAAATCAAGATAATCTAAATCTGATTTCATTCTATTACATTTAGAACAAGAAGTTACACAATTTTCTTCAGTATATCCAATAGAATTATTTAATCTATCAATACCATTTCTTTTAAACGGTAAATTAGTTTTATTTAATCTAAGATCACTTTTGTATTCTTCTGGTTCTTGTCCACAATAAAAACAATTTCCAAAAATTAATTCATCAAATTTTTCATCTGATAAATTAAAAATATATCCTCTATCTACTGCTCCAGAAACATAACTAGATTTTACGCAGTTTCTTGGAGCATCTAAAGTAGGAGTTTTTCTTTTTTTAATTTCACAATTAGAACAATGTTCTGTTGTAGTTAAAATTGTTTTTAAAGATTTAACTGAAATTGTATTACAATTAATACATTGAACATTAAAATAACGTGTTTGAGTTTTACTTTCTCCATAATGGGAGAAACTTAAAACTTTATAACAACCTGTTATTTGTCCAATATACTTATCATTAGTACTTTCTTTTCTGCAATTATTACATATACATCTTTCTAGATGTGATCCTGAAGTAGTTTTTTCGGATCCACAATTAACACATTTAATATAAAATGTATAAATATATGAACCTTTTTCATTTCGACTACTTTCTTTTTTGGTAATTTCAAATTTACCGTTTTTAGTAAATACTTGGCTGCTGATTGTCTTTTCTTCCATTTTAAGATAATTTTTATTATGATACAAAGATAATAAAAATTAATTTATAAAAATCCATAAATGGGATAAAAAAGAGATCCCAGCAATTAAAGGAATTCTCATCCTCATATTCCTATGAGGAGCTACCTTAGTTTGATAGTATAATTAATCAAGTTCTTTTCAACTGCAAATTGTAAAGCATCCATTACTCTTTCATGAGTAGCAGAAGCACTCTTTATTTGCTTTGCATAGAAAAGACAAAAATCATCAAATGAGAATAAATTCGCTTTAGTAAAGTTCTTGATACTACATAACTTTCCATTTATGTTAATAAACGGAGGATATAGATCAAATAATTCTTTACCTATTTCATTAGATTCACGAATATAATTCTTAAGAAAATTCTTATTAAACGGAATATTCTTATAATTTAATGTTTCACCTTCTTGTGGTACTTTAAATGTAGAATTAATAACTTTCTTATCAATTAAAGATTGCAATACACTTCTAAAAATCTGTTTACCATTTGATATGTTGGACAAATAATTAATTAAGTGAGATTGTTCTCCATCAATTGCTAAATAAAGTAATCGTACTACAAATAATTCTGTTGGGGTTAAACCGCTATTTATATAAATAGCAATTTCTTCTTTTAAGCTGAGTTCAAAATGCCGCATTAATGAGTATTTTGAATCACCTCACCTTACTATGTGTATTAGTTCGTTAGAGAACTTTTAGCTGAATTTTCAGGTAATTCGTATTGTTTAACAAATTCATCTGTGAGGTCGATATATCTCTCAATTATATCTTCCATTGTGAGTGGTCCAAGCTTTTTTACAACTAACGCATCATTTAAGATTGCACGTAAATTAAGCAACTCAAGATTTTTTTCTATTGACATTTTCCTTTTATTAAAACCTAAACATTCCATCGACTTCTTTTCCTTCCTGAACAATATTCTGGACTTCTCGACCAGCTAAAATATCATCAAGTTCTTCTTCTGTAATTTCGATGTAACTTTTTCCTACAGTGGAATTATTATACCAAGCTTCTTCATTTGTCCCCTTGATTACAAGAGTAAAAATTTCTGCTTCTTTTCCTTCTTCATATCTAATAACTCTTCCAACTCGTTGAGTCTTCTGAGTTTGAGATGAAGTGTTACAAAGAATAATAGCCAAGTTTAAACCTGGAATATCAGCAC